CAAAGAAAACGTAAATGATTAATCCTATGAGTGTTGTGAAAAATGTAAGAACTTCTTATAGTAGATTCTTACAAAAAAATATCAAGGAAGTAGAAGTGCAGTTCGATAATGAAGACCCTGCATGGATTCCTTATGATACTTTGCTCGCTATGATGAACTTCGAGGGAGACATTTTAAATGGCTGAAGGTAAAGTTGAAATGAACGCTGAGGAGTATAAGAGACTCCTCAAGAAGTATAAGAAGACTAAGAAATATATGAAATCTAATTTGTTCGCTGTAAAGACTATGGATGGCACAGAGAAATATGTGTCGAAACTACTGAAAGAAGCAGAAGATGCTGAAAGTAATAGATGATTTACTAAAGCCAGATGACTATGAAATCCTCCGCAAAACTTTGATGGAGGATTCTTCTTTTCAGTGGGAGTTTGTTAATGGTGTGAACGCGCCTGAAGATGGTAATTACCAATTCTGTCATGTATTCTATCATCAGTTTGAACCCAGAAGTAAATTTTTTTATAACTTATTTCCTATCATCAATGAACTTGAACCAGTTTCAATCGTCAGGATTAAAGCTAATCTAAATATGAAAACACCCGAAAGGATTGAATATGAAATGCACAAAGATGTTGACGATTGTATTACTGCCATCTATTATGTAAATAGTAATGATGGGTACACTCGATTTGAAGATGGTACAAAGGTTGACAGTATAGCTAATCGTATGGTAGTATTTAATTCAAATACTTTACATGCTGGTTGTACTCCTACCGATACACTTCGTAGATGTGTAATCAATTTTAATTATTTTATTTGACATGGACAAGAATCACCTAAAACTTATTATTAAGAATTTGAAAACTGTTATTGAGGAGTTAGAAGCAGAAGTTTATTCTGATCCTACTGCTTACGTTAATGGTGGTGAACATCGTGTCACCTATGCAGATCAAGAAGAATTGTAATGGATGTAAAATTAGTAAGTATTACACCTGATGCAGAGAAGACTATGGCGTATATCGCCAGAGTATCTAACCCAAGTAATCAGGACAACGAAAAGTTTGCTGGATTATTAAAATACTGTATCAAACATAATCACTGGTCAGTATTTGAACAATCTAGTATGACTCTTGAAATTGAAACGACTCGTGCCATTGCAGCACAGATTCTACGTCATAGATCATTTACTTTTCAAGAGTTCTCTCAGCGATACGCTGATAGCACAAAGTTGGGAGAGATTCCTATCCCAGAACTCAGAAGACAGGATGAAAAGAATCGTCAAAATTCTACAAACGATCTTGATGAGTTTGTTAAACAAAAGTTGGAATTGCAAATGAACACTTTGTTTAGCTCTGCAACTGCCTTATATCAACAGATGTTGGAAGAAGGTGTTGCAAAGGAATGTGCCAGAATGGTTCTACCACTCTGTACACCCACAAGAATCTATATGACAGGTTCTTGTAGATCATGGATTCATTATATTGAACTGAGATCCGCTCATGGAACTCAGAAGGAACACATGGACATTGCACAAGCATGTAAAACTGTATTCATAGAACAGTTCCCAATCGTTTCTGAAGCATTAGAATGGAGAAATGGTGTAGTTGAAATTCAAAAACAAATTAAAAAAGAACTTCACGGAGAGGAAACTTAATGGCGACATACCCTGTAGTCAACACAAAAACTGGTGAACAGAAAGAGGTTGTAATGAGTATCATGGAGTGGGACAAATGGAAAGAGGACAATCCCGATTGGACAAGGGATTACTCAGATCCATCCACAGTTCCAGGCGTCGGAGAAGTTGGAGAGTGGAAAGATAAACTCACCAACAAACATCCAGGCTGGGGTGAGATTCTAAAGAAATCTGAAAAAGCTGGTGGAGTCAAGGGTCGTTTAGCCAATAGAGGTATTAATGTCAACTAAAAAAAGAAGGAATACTAACAAAACTGTAGGAGTTGGCATGACTGCCAAACAGATGCGTCGTAAAAGACCTATTAATAATGGTATGCTGGTTGATGTTGAACCCATCACAGATAACCAGAAAGTATTGTTTGATCACTATGCAAAAGGAAAGAACATGTTTGCATATGGTGCTGCTGGTACAGGTAAAACATTTATCAGTTTATACTTAGCACTCAAAGATGTTCTAGATGAAATGACGCCATATGATAAGGTGTATATCGTCAGATCATTAGTGTCTACAAGAGAGATTGGTTTCCTGCCTGGAGATCATGAGGATAAGTCATCACTCTATCAGATTCCATATAAGAATATGGTAAAGTATATGTTTGAGATGCCCTCAGACAATGACTTTGAAATGTTATACGGTAATCTGAAAGCTCAAGAAACTATTTCATTCTGGAGCACATCATTTATCAGGGGAACAACACTTGATAATTGCATTGTGTTAGTAGATGAGATGCAAAACTTGAATTTTCATGAATTAGATAGTATAATAACAAGAGTAGGAGATAACTGTAAAATAATGTTTTGTGGTGATTCTACTCAAACGGATCTTACGAAATCCAATGAGAAGAATGGCATCTTAGATTTTAAACGTATCATTGAGATCATGGAAGATGATTTTGGTGTAGTTGAATTTGGTATAGATGACATTGTACGCTCTGGTCTAGTAAGAAACTACTTGGTTACTAAACTCGCTTTGTCTTTATAATGTTTACCCATTTGAATAAACTTGGTGATTTTGAGTTAGAAGCCAATACTATAGATGGAGTTCGATATTACACTCTTCCAAGTGGAAAGAAAGCTCCTTCTATTACCTCTATAACAAGTTTCTATAATCGTCAGACTTTTATTAACTGGCGTAAGAGAGTTGGTGAAGAGGAAGCCAATAAGATTACAAAAGTCGCTACAGGAAGAGGAACTAGATTCCACGATCTTGTAGAACAGTATCTTTTGAATAAGGACATCAATACTCTTGAAGACGTTCTTCCAACGACCAAAGCATTGTTCCTTTATGGCAAAAAATCCTTAGACAATATAAATAATATTCACGCATTAGAAAAACCACTGTATTCTGAATACTTTGGCATTGCTGGAAGAGTTGATTGTATTGCAGAATATAATGGCGAGTTAGCTATTATAGATTTCAAAACATCTAAGAAGATTAAACCAGAGAAGTGGTGTCAAAACTACTTCGTTCAAGAGACTGCGTATGCCTGCATGTATTATGAAATGACAGGTATTGCTGTTGAGAAGATTGTTACCTTAATGGTATGTGAAAATGGAGATGTAAAAGTTTATGAAAAAAGAAACAAACGTGACTATATTAAGCTTCTTACCAAGTATATTAAAGAATTTGTCACCCACAAACTCGGAGAGTATGGAGAAGGAAGTTAACGAACTACTAAAAGAGAAATTTCTCTGTCAGAATAAATTCACAAGTGACATCGAGCAACTTGTACTTACTACTGACCTTAATTATATTGAGGCTCTGGTAAGCTATTGTGAAGAAAAGAATATAGAGTTCGAGTCAGTAGGTAAATTAATTTCTAAGCCACTAAAAGATAAATTGAAAGCAGAAGCAACTGAACTAAATTATCTTAAGAGAACTTCGAGATCTAAATTACCGCTATGATATTCTGGATAGGGTTCACCATCATGTTTCTCAATGAGGGATTTGTGATGATGAGACATGTATCGCCTTGGGCTGCAAAACAGAGAGATAATCTTATAGAAAAATATGGTGATGGTTGGCAAACCTTTCATGGTATAGTAGACTACGTTTGGGTGATTGTTGTAGCCTTAGGGTTTGCATTTTCACCTCACAGAGGTAGTCATTTATACGTCTTTCTCGCCTTCTGGGGTAGTGCTTTTACCCTGATATACCTACCTATGTGGGTATCTAAAACAGATAAATAGTTATACCATCAGAGTTATTAATGAGTAAGTTTTTCAATGCTCCAGCTGTCAGAGCCTCAATGGTCGAGATACAGGAGTTACAAGAAGACATTATGACAGGCATCGCTGTCAGAGGTATGAGAAATCCTACCACTGAAGAGGGACATCTGTATATTGCGAAAATGAAAAAACTTCTTGAAAAACAGAAGAACTTTATGTTTCGTCTGTCATTAGAGAAGGAAGATCCTGATGCTCTTGAAATGAAAAAACATATCTTAGAATCTGCAAAGTTTCTAGGATTGAAAGACGGGCAGAATATAAATCAGTTTTTTGAAACTCTATCGGAAACGTTAGCGAAACTAGAAACAGATTTACCTCCTGTTGACTAATATATCATTACATGTTATAATACAAACAATCCAACAATACAAAAATACGGAGAATATTAAATGTCATTTGCTGCATTAAAGAAACAATCTAAAGCAGGGTCTCTCACAGAGAGATTAATGAAAAAAGTTGAGAAACTCAACGAAAAAGGTGGAAGTAATACTGATGAACGTCTATGGAAACCATCTGTAGATAAAGCAGGTAACGGATTCGCTGTTATACGATTCCTCCCTGCACATGCCAATGCTGAATTGCCATGGACTCAAGTATGGAGTCATGCATTTCAAGGGCCAGGTGGCTGGTATATTGAAAACAGTTTAACCACTGTTGGTAAAAACGATCCTGTAGGGGAATTAAACAGAACTCTTTGGAACAGTGGTCGTGAATCTGATAAAGATATTGCTCGTAAACAGAAACGTAAGTTATCTTACTACGCCAATGTTTATATCGTAAAAGATTCTGCAAATCCTGAGAACGAAGGACAAGTCAAACTATACAAGTTTGGTAAGAAGATCTTTGATAAGATCACCGCTGCAATGCAACCTGAGTTTGAAGATGAAGAACCAATCAACCCATTCGACTTTTGGAAGGGTGCTAACTTTAAATTAAAGATCAAACAGGTCGCTGGATTCTGGAACTATGATAGCTCAGAGTTTGGAAAGACTGAGGCACTTCTAGATGATGATGCTGAACTAGAAAAGATCTACGACAAGATCTATGATTTAAGTGAGTTTACTGCTCCTGATCAGTTCAAATCTTATGATGAACTCAAAGGACGTTTGGATGCTGTTTTAGGAACTAAGAAAGTAGTTACACCTAAAGTTGACACTGAAGAACTAGAAGATCTAAGTGAAGGGTTAAATCGTCCATCTGCTGATGAACTAGATGAAATATCTAATTTATCTGCTGCTGCAACTGCAACAACAGAAGATGAGGATGATGCTCTAAGTTATTTTCAGAAACTCGCAGAAGAATAAATCTATGACCCACTAAGTCTTGGGTTATATGTTCCTTTAAGTCTGGCACTGATAAAGTCGCCAGACTTTTTATATTTCATGATCTTATTCATATCAGCAACTGCAACTTCTAAGAACTGTGGTTGTAATACTTTAATTCTTCTCTTAGCGTCATTTTCATTTTCTTCAAATTCATAGTTACTGACGGCAAATACATTAGTATGTGAAATTATATTACCATTAGAATCTCTAACTGTACCAGCATTATCGACACTATTCAAGTCATTTAAACTCTCACCACTATAAGTGACTTCCTCTTGTCTTGAAAAGTTTCTCTCTAGATATCTACTGTCGAAGTTAGAATCTACAACTAAGCCTTCTGGAACAACTACTCTAGAATTATCATCGAGTAATAGTTCAGTTACATAGTGATGAATCTCCGCTAATGCTTCTTCAGAACCATACTTATCATGAATATATTTTTGGAAATCATTAGAGTTCAATGGCCATTGATCTTGGATCTTGGTAATATTATTTGTTGTTAAAATAACCCAATCAAATCTAGGATCGCCATATACTTTTTCAGCAACTTGTTCTGGTCTGTCATCACCGATAATCATATAATCTTCAAACGCTGTGAGAACATTCTCAAGATCATCACGAAGCTTTGGTCTTCTAAAGATATTCTTGACAGCGATAAACTCATCATTAGAAGATCTATCCGTAGTCCTAGAAACGTAATTTATATCTGGGAAGTAAGAAAAATAACCTTTTGACATTTTAGTAACCTACATCTGATGAGTATGGGCTGTTTTGTTTGATGATACTTATTGGCATCAAATCTCCAAGTCTACCCATCTCGGTTGATTCATCATATGCTCTAGTTTCAGCTACGTCTGGACTGTAATCTGTATCATATATGGGTTCAAGTTCAGCAAATCTAAGAGTCATCATAACAGATATTGGCATACCATTCTCATACGCTAACCACTGACCCTCTGGAGTGTAGTTTAGATCTACGTTCTGTAATGCACATGCTTTAAATTTATTCACACCAAGAATATTTCTATTACCATTGGTAACGAATCTTAGTCTGAATATATTAGGAGTTCCTAAGAAGAATGAAGGGCCACCAGCCTTACCCACATTAGATAATTCTCCATTGTCTATCTTTCTAACTTTTTTAGGAGCAGACCACTGTTTAAATGCACGAATAATCATTCTAACATTTGCTGCTTCTAATCTATTTCTTGGACTCAATAACCACTGATATTCAAAAGATCTCAAGGACACACCAGCAAAAAGTAATTCTGTGTTTGAGTTTACCACCACACCCACACTTCTGGAAAGAACTTGCTCTGAACTTACATCACCAAATCCACTTTCACTTGCTAACTGTGCAATCTTGTTAGCTATGGAAAGTCCTCTTGTAGATTCCTGAGTTAACATTTCTCCTTGCATGGATAACTTTCTAGCAGTTGCTCCATAACCACCAAAATCATTAGTAAAGAAACTGGTCAGTACGTTTTTACTTGATGACTGTATCGCACCCATTTGACCAGCATCCATGCTCTGTTCACCCCAGTTTCTTGGGTTTCCGTCAGTCATATTGTTTGGCATTGGTAGTTTGATACCAGCACCTAGTTTTCTTTTATATGGTGTTGTTCTCTCTGAACCAAAAGCGAAACCACTTTTTCTCTTTTTCCTAAACAATCCATCTCCAGTCTTACCATCTAATGCAGCTGCATAAGGGGCTCGATAGGAGTAACATTGTATGAACATATGATCCATACTGTTGGACATATCCATAGGATACTTCACTATCTTTTTGAATAGTGTATCTGCTTCTTCTGCACCACTGAACGCATTTTGTATTGCACCTACAGCTTTTTGACCTTGACCAGTCGCTGTTCCCCCTGCTGCTATACCTTGATTTGTCTTACCTTTATTAACTTTACTTTTATTATAATTCCTCAAACTTCTTTTATACATCACCCTTTCTTTATTATTTCTGGCATTCTTTATTTTATTTTCTAATCTTTTTTGTTCAGCATCTTTATCAGATGGTATTCCATTAGCGTATCCCTCTTGTGTAGTCCATTTAGGTTTTGCTAAGCCAGGAGAAGTAGCCTCAATATGTTCCTTAGTTGATGTTTGTATTGCTTGATGAATTCTTAGTTGATCATCTTTTGATAAAGAAGATGCTGTATTCTTTGTTAGTTTGGATTGATCCCAAACTCCATCTTTGTATATTGGTTCTACGTTCTGTAGTAATTGACCATTAGCATCAACAGCCCTAACTGTTGTTCCACCTGTTTCTGAGAAGAATACTTTATAATTTCTGACATTCCCTTCCGAATCCTGTTGTGATATCTCAACTTGAGGATTTATTTCTTCACCAAATTCTGAATTAGCAATGGGTGTGAATGTCATTTTTTCCTTCTCTTTTGATTTTGACTATTAAATGCTCTGTATTTGGGAAACCTCACACCGTTCTTATCTACAAATTGTTCGGTAGGAAGTAGAGAGATGTCAGCCCAGTTCTCTTCTCTTGGAACTTTAAATATAGTTCTCATACCCGACCACAGGTATTTGTGGACGCTATTTTTGGGAACAGGAGATTCTCCACGACTATTTAGTAGGGCATTTGCAATTACATCACGGTAATCTGGATTTATGTAGTGTAAATTACAACCAAGAACACCTTCCTCGTAAAATCCTATCACCACTGCTAGGGGGTAAACGTCCCAAAATTCTAGATATTCGGGTCTTGAGGGATTATATCCAAAGAAAATTAGATCGCCCATTCTAACACCCTGAGTATCGATATCACTGGCGTTTCTCTTTTGTACCGCACCCAAAGCTGATTCCAGTTGGTTTGTATACCATCCATCTGGTTTACGTTGAGTACCAGCTAATTCTTTAATATCGTCTGCGATCATGTGATATACCTAAATCGTCTTCTGTCATAATCTTGAACTCATATTTCCTGTCAGCACAATATGACTGTGCTGCTTTCCATTTTGCTTGATTTACTACCCATGTTTTAACTTCGTAGTACCACGCTTGAGTTTTCCTTTTTGGATTTCTCTTTGGTTCTTTGACTTGTTTCTTTGGTTTTACTTCTATGACCACAGATCTTTTTTTACCAGATTTATCCTTATATTTGATAAAAAAGTCTGGGAAGTATCTATGCACTCTGTTATCTAATGGATTCTTGTATGGTATCCAGAATTCTTCAGATTGCCATTGGTCTACGCTCTCAGTCAAATCACAGTATTCCATAAATTTCTTCTCCCAAAGAGACCTATAGACAATCTGAGTGGGATCACCTTTGTATTTTTTTACATGTCTGGGTTTAAATTTTCCCTGATAAGCCATATACATAGTATGGTAAGTCATAAATTTATTTAGATGGCCAGGCAACAGAAAAGTTATTTTAGCAACGATAAGTTAGTAAAAGATATAGAAACATTTAGATCGGCTCTTGGTGCCCCAGCTCTCTCTAACTTTTTTAAAGTTCAGATGGATCTAGCTAACATTGGTGCAGAACCCATTGATGCGTTTCCAGTTACATTAGATGCTGCATCATCCAGTGTTTATCAAAGTGAAAAAGTTGCCAATGACTTAAGTAGATGGTTGACATCTTGTGGATTATTAGATAATGGACAGAAAGAAGTATATGAGATACTATGTAATGAGGCAATGTTGCCTGGCGTATCAATGGCTGTGGTACAGG